CATTTCATAATCTTCATCAGATGCAGATTCATCACCACCGACATCATCGGGGATAAGATCAAGGCTTTGAAGCTTTTGCAAAAGTTCAATTGCTTTGGCGAGATGCTCTTTAGGAGTCAGCTCTGTTTCTTCACTAGTGGCTGCCGGGGCGACATCGGCGGTGCCGGGTTGAGCTCCAGTGATACCAAGTTCAACGTCGTCCTCGGACATCACAGCTTCATATAGTTTGTCGAAGTTACTCATATAGATTATTTATTGTTATCCTTTCTATTTTTTGTATTTTTATTTACAAAACTAAAAAATTCTTCAAGTGCTTCTGTATGACCATTGACTGCAGCCACCGTCAACAAATTCACAAAGTTTCTTTTGCCCCATATTGTCTTATATTCACTAAGACGTGTAAAAGCTTCATGCTTATCATCTTTTACAAGCTCATTTATGATCAAATTGACATTTTTTGTGTTGATAACGCTTTCGTTGGCGCTACTGAGTTGTTCTGGTTGAAAATAGTTGTCTTTTTTAAATTTTTTCTCTTTAACATCAATAGGTTCAGCCAATTGTTCAGTATCAGGACCGCTGTCCTTATGAGCAAAATCTTTAAGTTTGGGTTCAGAAACTATTTTTTTATCTTTAACCAATTCAAAAGCTTGCACTCCACCTTTTCCTGGTTTTGTGCCGAATTTAGCTTTAGGATCAGTTGTTTTCTTGTTTTTCTTTTCTAAAACAACTTCATCTTGTTGATGTGCAGCATTTTCCAGAAGCATTTTATGATAAACTGCTCCAATGTCCAATAATGTGTTTGCGTTACTTTTAGGCATACCGTATTTCTTAATATATTTACTCTTTTGGTTCATACGTTAAGTATTTATACTTGATGAAATCAAATGATAGATATTTGGGAAATCCAAATCTGCCCACCCCAGCTGCTGAGTTTGAGTATACGCCAGAGATGATCAAGGAAATGGGCAAATGCAAATCCAATATTCTTCATTTTGCTGAAAATCATTTTTTCATTGTTAATTTGGATGTGGGTCGAGTAAAAATAAAATTGCACAATTATCAAAAAAGAATTTTAAGAAGTTTACGGGACAATCGTTTTGTTTGTTTGCTTTCAAGTCGTCAGGCAGGAAAAACAACAGTCATGACCATTTATTGTCTTTGGCTGGCATGTTTTCAAAACGATCAAAGAATTCTTCTTGTTGCAAATAAAGAAGAAACTGCCAAAGAAATTTTTGCACGTATTCGATTGGCTTATGAAAATCTTCCCAATTTTTTAAAACCGGGTGTAACAGAATATGGAAAAACTGCCATGGGTCTTGCCAACGGCAGTCGAATCAGTATCAGCACCACATCATCTGATGCAGGCCGTGGAAGTTCTGTAAACGTTTTAGTCATTGACGAGTTGGCTCACATTGACAACAGCATGGTGGAAACATTTTGGTCTGCTGTTTATCCCATCATTTCATCCAGTAAAAAAAGTAAAATTTTTGTGGCCAGCACACCCAATGGAACTGGAAATCTTTTTTATCAATTATACACAGACGGAATGGAAGGAACAAATAATTGGAAAACAGAAAGGGTGGATTGGTGGGAAATTCCTGGTCGAGACGAAAAATGGAAGGATAATACAATCAAAAGTCTGGGCAGTCGAGAATTGTTCGACCAGGAGTTTGGAAATGAGTTCCTCCAGGAAGGAGAATCTGCACTGAATGGAGATGACTATGAAAAATATAAAGCAGCATGCAGTGATCCTCTTTTCATTTTTGATGATGGAAAATATAAAATATGGGAACAACCGCATAAAAACGGAGTATATGTTGCAGGTGTGGATGTGGCTGAAGGGGTAGGACAAGCAAGCAGTGTAATTCAAATATTTGATTTGGCAGATTTAAGCAGCATTCGTCAGGTTGCCATGTACAGGGACAACACCATTACTCCTTATAACTTTACAATAAAACTTGTGGATATTCTTGCTCAATGGGGAAATCCTCCATTGTTGATTGAAAGAAACAATTGTGGCGGTCAGATTGCAGATGCTCTTTTTGAAAATTATAGTTATGATCCAATGATCAGTTATAGTCACGGAAAAACATTTGATAAACCTGGAATATTCACCAATACCAACACCAAATACCATGCAGTCATTAACATGCGGTATTGGATCAATGAACTGCGATCCATAGTTTTTCGGGATATTGTCACATTAAATGAATTGAAAACATTCATACGCTATCCAAACGGAACATGGGCTGCTCGTAAAGGAAACAATAATTTTGATGATTGTGTCATGAGCATGGCCATGGCTTTTCTCATTTTAACAGATGATCTTGTGGAAAAATATTATGAAGTAACTGGAAGAGATAAAAATAATCGACCCAGTTCCATAATTCCTTTTAAAAAGAATGATGGATTAACATTCAAATTTGGAGCCAATGAAGATGGATTTTCCGGCATGCCTGTGATCATGTCTTCTAATGATAAAGATGAAATGGACCTTGAAATGGATTATTATTCCAATCAAGGCTGGAAACCCCTTTAATTAAATAATACCATGGCAGCCACATACAACCAATCCATGCTTAATAAGGCACGGAAAGACAAGTTTTTGATGGTTTTAACACCCTCCAAATTTTTAAGAAATAAAATCAACAATTTGGAAAGAGGAAATGACACTATAAATTTAGATAGTTTTCAATTTTCAGTGTTTGGTATTGATGTTCCAGATATTAGCATTCCTCAAGTTGAAACCAGTTATGGTGCACAAGTTTTAAAAGTTACAAGTTATGCCCGACCTTCTTTTGATAATGTTCTGGTGAAATTTACTGTGGATAATAATTATAATAATTACTGGTTCATTTACACTTGGATGCAACTTATAAATGATGATAAAACAGCCATTCCAAATCAAGGTAGTTATCCTCCTTTATTGGAAGATTATTCAACAACCATAACTATCTATGGCTTAGATGAATATAATAAAAATAAAATAAAATTTGAATTTCATCAAGTAAAACCCGTAAAACTAGGAACAATAGCTTACAACTACAGAGATAGCGGAGAAGTTGAAAGCAGTTTCGAATTTAGTTTTTTTCAACTTATAGCAACTCTTCTGTAAAAAAACTTAAAAAATTATTCAGAATAGAATAAATAATTTATATGCCTAAGCGTACAATACAAAGTCCCGGAGTTGAAATTAACGAAATTGATCTTTCATTGCGTCCTGTAATTAATGTACCCACAACTACTTTAATTGCAGGTTTCTCACCGCAAGGACCTTTGGATGAAATTATTCAACCTTCAAGTCTGAGTGAATTTGAAAATATTTATGGCAGACCTGTTAATGCACCTGAACGTTATTTTTATCATACTGTAAAAGCAGCTTTCCAATCTCAAAATGAAATTCTTGTTACTCGTATGCCATATGGTAGCGGAAGTGGAGCAGGTTTCACTGATTCTTACAGTGCCCTTGTTTATCCTGTAACCAGCTATAATGGTTCTTACGAGACTGGTGAAGGAACAGTACCTGCTACTGGAGGATTTGGTCTTAGCGGTGCAAACACATATTTCTTTGGTCAACCCACTCAAATCGAACTTACTTCTCAAGAGTATCAAGATATTTTAAATGGAAGTGCATTTTCTGCATGGAAGAATGTTCCAACACAATTCACATTTACCAGCACTGGTGCCAGCAAGCTGACACAATTGGCAAATGCCGGATTTATCGTGTTGAACAAAGCTCAAACCAGCATTAACAACAGGTATGAAGGTTACTATTTTGGTGCAATTGACAATACAAACCTGAATCCTGCTACTCAATTCGATGGTATTAATACTATCAAAACAATTGATAGCAAGGCTGGATCCACATTCAACTTCCTTTCAATTCCTCGTACACGTCTTAACTTCCCTCTCAGTGCAACTGAGTTTGGAATTGGAAATAGTATCAGTGAAATTATGGAAAATCTTCCAACCTTTAATGTTAGCACTCGTCAATTTGACGATACATTGCTGGTCGGTCTATTCAAACTTCGCCAAAGCACATTTGGCACAGATACATTAACTCTTGATTATATTCTTTCTGAGAGTTATGTCGGTTCTCTTGATTATTGGAGACAAATCAACGACGTAAATGGTGGATTACCTATCTCATTCTTCCTCGGAACACGTGAAGATGATAGTCCCAATCTTTCATTGCTGATCAATCCGTTTATCACCAATCGCAATACTCAAACTTGGATCAATAGTGCAGGCTTTCCTACAAAGAAAGTTCGTATGCTGAATCCTAATTTGGCAATTCCTTACAACGGCGATGGATTTGTTGATACCAATGTAACATACGAAACACGTGTAGGTGCTCCTAGCGCAACTGTAAGTGCAATTCTTCAAAACGGAATTCTAAAAAGAGTTGATTCATTATACAGCTTTGGTGCATTCGATAGCACAGTTGTTAGCACCAAGCTTATTGGAAGCATACCCGCCAAACTGCAACGTGTGTTTGATCTTGTTGAAAACGTAGATCTTTACAACATCAGCATCACTGTTGAAGGTGGATTAGGAACCATTTTTGCTGCTGCTGAATATAATTCAGACGTATTAAGCGGTGCAAACATCTTTGACGATACAATTCCTTTGGATATGAGCGGATTCTATGTGACAAACAATGAATCTCTCAATGGTGAGGCATTGACTATCCGTGAAAATTACAATGCTGTTGCCAGCACATTCATCAACTTTGCTCAAAATGTTCGTAAGGATCACATCTTTATTGCAGATCCTATCCGTAACATCTTTGTTCAAGGCGAAAACAGCAAGATCATTGATGATCCAACCAAGAACTTCAATCAACACATATACTGGCCACTTCGCCATAACTTCTCATTGCTTAACACAAGCTATGCTGCAACTTATGGCACATGTGCTCGGGTATTTGATGATGGTCTAAGCAGGCAAACATGGGTTCCGTTCTCGGGATTCGCAGCTGCAGCTTATGCAAATACCGATGATAACTTCCAACCTTGGTTCGCACCTGCTGGATTTACACGCGGTGTTCTATTAGGTGTAAATGATCTTCCGATCTATCCTAACCAAAAACAAAGGGATACACTTTATAAGATCAATATCAACCCTGTTGCATTCTTCCCGGCTGAAGGATTCGTAATATTCGGTCAGAAGACCTTGCTCAAAAAACCCAGCGCATTTGATCGTGTAAACGTTCGTCGCTTGTTCCTGTATCTGGAAACAGCCACACGTAACACAGTCAAGTACTTTGTGTTCGAGCCAAACACACTCTTCACACGTACTCAGGTTGTGAATGTTCTGACCCCGATATTTGATCTGGCTAAGAATACACAAGGTGTCTACGACTACCTGATCATTTGTGACGAAAGGAACAATACTCCTGACGTTATCGATCAAAATGAACTGGTTGTTGACATCTATATCAAACCTGTTCGTGCCGCTGAGTTCATCTTGGTTAACTTCTATGCCACTCGCACTGGCCAAGACTTCCAAGAATTGCTCGCCTAATAATTGATTAATTGTTAATAACCGGTCAATACTAAAATATTGGCCGGTTATTTTTTATATTGTAAACTCTTAAAAAAGCATAAATATAATTATGCCAACTATAAAAGTTGTTAAATTATATCAGGAACAACCAGTTTATGATCCTACTGTTATCATACATGCTGTATTAGAAATAAATTCTCAATTAAAACTATTTCACTGGCAAACATTCAGTTATGCCCAACACAAAGCATTGGATAAAATAGGTAAAAGTCTATCAAATGTATTTGATAAACTAGTAGAAACGCTTTTGGGTAGATATCGTAATTTTGAATACCGGCCCATTTCCATTCAACTGGAGCCATATTCGAATGAAAATCTTATTGTTAAAATAGAACAATATATAAAATTATTTTCTCAAAATCAATGTCCAATAATAAATAAGCAGGATTCAGATGTGCAAAACATTGTGGAAGAGATTCTTGCAGATCTGAATCAATTAAAATATTTGTTAACTTTAGAGTAAAAAAATCAAAAAAAATACAACTTCAGAATAAATATTATTATGGCTGATACAACACAAACAATTCAAAGTTTTTATCAAATCGCAACTGAGCGTGATTTCGCTCGTAAATTTAGCTTTCGTCTATTAAATGTTGATCCAGGTGATGCTTCAAACGTAAGTTTTGATGAAAACGATTTGGTTTATATTCGCACTGCTCAACTTCCTGCCCGTGAAATAACTGAAGTTACAGTCCCTTACATGGGTCTGGATTTCCACATTCCAGGCACAGTTAAATATCCTGGTTCTGAAGCTTATAGCATGGAATTTTATTGTGATAGCAACAGCAAAATTCGTCAGAAGTTTGAAGATTGGAGTCGCGACGTGTTTGATGATATCACAAGCACTGGAAATTATTTCTCGCCCAAGCAAACAGCAATAATTGATATGGTTCAACTAGACAATCAATTGAATCGTATTGCTCAATATCAATTGGTTGGAGTAAGCCCTCGCAGTGTTGGACCTCTAGAATATGATACAACTAACGGAGGAGACTTTGTTACCTTCACAGCGACTATCGCTTATCACTATTTCCGCCGCACATTCCAAAACGGTGGAACAACTCCTCCGGTAAACGCTAGATTCAGCAATCCATAATCGGGCTTTCCTTCTAAATAATATTAGAAGGAGATAGAGCAATTAACGATCCAATCACAGATGCAATTCGGGGATTAACTAACAATCTACGAGGATTAACAACAGGCGCAAATCCTCCTTTTGCCCCACAAATAACTAACGCATATGGATTCAATATCCCTGGCGTACCTTTAATAAGTCCGCAAGAGTATTTTCTTACTCAAATGGAAAGTTGGTTTTCAACTGTTCCTTTAAATAGTCAGTGGGTAGTTTTAATAGACAATTATCCACGAGCCATATCCAGTGAAATTATTCAAGGTTTGGAATATACAGATGGATCTAAGCAAGGATGGAATATCAGCCGTCCCGCACAAATATTAACCAGTCAATTTTATCAAAAGGTAATTGGATGTATTTTTGCTCAGGGTGTTAGTCTTCCACAAGAGGATTGTAAACCTATAGATGCCCCAATAGAAAATAACCGTGGATTTATATCCGGACTTCTGGCTGGAAACAGAACAAATCAATCAGACAAATATTTAAAGATAGAATTTCTTGAAACCAATACTTCATTTTTAGATATGGTGATACGTCCCTGGGTAATTTTGGCAAGCCATTACGGATATGTTGCTCGTCCTGGTGGTACAGCTGATTTGCGACATATAAAATGTAATCTTACAGTTATGCAGTACACTCGTTCTTATCAAAAAGTTAGTCAAATTCCCAGAAAAGTTTGGACTTTCTATAATTGTGTTCCTTATTTTGTGGAAAATCAAAGCATATCATACAGTCCAGATACAGAATATGAAAAATATGTAACAAATTGGGTTTACAGCAATTCTACCGTGCATTCTAATTTGTATTTGCCGTTACCTGATGTTATCAATCGAATCAGTAATGGTGTGGTTCCAAACATTTCTCCTTTCCAAAATGGAAACAACTTTACCAACCAGAATTTACCCAAGACAGGATTACCCGGTGCTTTCTTCTGCTGGGTTGCTCGTGAAGTTTATGGTGAGGATAATCCAAAATGGCTGTTGTTCCGCCAATGGATGCTGACCAAATCACCAAAATGGTTCATGCATTTGTACGTTGCATTTGGTGCATCGTTTGCTAAGATGATTCGAAATCAGACTTTTATTAAGAATTTCATAAAAAAATGGATGGATTCAAAAATAAAAGAGATTTTTTAATCCATGAACAATTTTTACTGTAGGATATTCGTTCCTTCAACAGGAACATACGAATATTTTAAAGAAATAAATTTTGTTTCATCCAAAAGCATATCCAAGTTCATTCAAAACAATGATTTAAAAGGTTTAGCATTGTTTTTACAAACTGTTGTAAGGGATAATTGCTATAATAAAGACGTAAATTTTAATATACTGGACCTTCTTAGTATTCTTTGTCAGTTACGCAGCTATTGTTATGGTAATGTCATAACTTTTAACTTAAAAAATGAAAATAATGCAAAAATTTCATTCAAACACAATGTGCAAAGGGTTATTGAATTTGAAGAATTGTTTAAAAAATCATTTGAAACTGTAATACACCATAAAAATATTGAAATTAAATTGGATCTGCCCAGTCATTTAATGGTATTGGACGATTCTGACATGATTTCACAAAATATAAAATATATTAGTATTGAGTCAGAGAAGGTTCCGTTCTCAAATTTAACAAAAAATGAAAAAGAATCTGTATTGAATTTATTAAATGCTAATTTTTCAAATAAAATAATGGATTATATACAAGAAAACGTAAAATTTTTGTCAAAT